TAAGGCATTAAGTGCAAGTATTGAAGGAATCTTACAACCAGGAGTAACTATAATCAATGCAAATAATTCTGCATATATGAATCCAACTATAACCGGTTTTAATCTAAGTGCAAATATAACACTAAGACAAAATCCAGGACAAGGATTAACAACTCCAATAATATTAAAAGATGGAATTACATGTGCAGATTGTCATAATTTTACTGCTCTTACTGGTGCAACTGTTGTGTTTAATGTTTCAAGTTGGAGTAATTATACGATTGGAGAACCATCAGATACTTGCACTTACACAAGTGGAGACTGGGATATATTATGCTCAGATAATTGTTCAATAGATTCTAATGTAGAAATAGATACAGGATTTAATTTTTCAATCAAGGGAACTGGGTATGCTAATTTCACAGCGAAGGTTAATGGATTTATAGAAGCTATATTTGAAGGTAATAGTACAACAGAAAGATGTGAGATTTATATGACTAATGGAGGAGGATTTACATAAAACTAAATAGTAGTAGTAACTTAACATAATATGCCAAGAGAAAATACTTTTAATGGGACTGGGGCTGATGCTAGCGGAAGCTCCGGGGCTGTAAATAGGGTTATAACCTTAGCAAATACTGGGCCAACAAGACAAGATGGATTTTTAGTTTATGTTAGTGGTTTAGCACTAGGATTAGATACTGAATATTCTGTAGTTCATAAGAGTTCAAGTACAACCGTAACTCTTCTTAATGGTTTATGGGATGATATGACTGTTGTAATTAATTATTTAGAGAACCCATTGTCTAGTATTGCCTCAGATTTTATAAACACTTTAACTGATTTTGGAGTAAGTGTAACAAGAACGCCAGTGACGGTGACTACTAATTTTAGTGGCCAGAAAACTTATACTGATGGAAGTGATGAAAGTATTATTGTAATCTTTGGAAATCCAAATCAGAACTATGCTTTAGATAACTCAGGACTTACAGAGGTTGTACCGGATGCAGTAATGTATGTTAGATCAACTCAGACTGTAAATAAATATGATAAGATCACACATAATTCTAAAATCTTTAGAATCGATAAAGTAAATGATAGAATGATGGATAGTTTAGTTGGTTATAAGAAATGTGATTTATTCTTCATAACATGAATCCTCAAGAATTATTAGAAAGTGCAATATTTGATATTGCTAATGATTTGCAGACAGTATTAATTCAAACAGCACCAGTAGATAAAGGAAGATTAAAAAATTCAATTAAAGTAAAAGCCACTAAGACTGGATTAATTATTTCTATGGTTGAGTATGGTAAGTTTGTAGAGTATGGGTGCTTTTATAAAGATAGTACGCTTATTAAAACTAAGAAAGGAAATAAAAAATTAAAAGATTTGAAGTTTAATGATAATATTTGGACTGGAGAATGTTATAAAAAATTAATTGAAAAAGAGAGATTAGAGATAGGTTATCCATTAAGAAAAATAACTATTAAAACTAAAAATAGAAAAATCGAGGTTACAGAAGACCACCCAATTATGACCAATAAAGGATTAAAAAAAGCAAGAGATTTGAGAAAAGGAGATAAGATAAAAATTTTAAAATGGTAAAAAGGCCAGATTTAACTAAAAGAAACAAAGAGAACACTAAACCAAAAATTCAGATTATATGTTTATGTGGGAAGAAATTTTCAGTTAATCCTTCAAGAGTTAAAAATGGAGCAAAATATTGTTCTCAAAAATGTTATAATCAATACACTTCTCATGTAAGAAATAAGGGCAAACATTGGAATTTATCTAAAAAAAGAAAAGAGGAATTAAGAATAAATAACCTAGGAAGTAAAAATCCTAATTGGAAAGGAGGATATGACCCTAGAGGCATAAAAGATTATGTTGGTTTTAAAAGAAAAGTATTTGAAAGAGATAATTTTACTTGTAAAATTTGTGGTAATACTGGAAGAAAAGCCAAACTTAATGCACATCATTTAAATTCTTTTAATAAATTTCCAGAAGAAGCAAATAAGATTAAAAATGGGATTACACTTTGCTATAATTGCCATAGAGATTTTCATAAAAGTTATGGTTATGGAGATAATACTCTTGAACAATTTAATGAATGGAAGGAAAATATGGTTGAAGAAATTATTGAAATAAAGAATGAATTAAAGAAAAAAGGCATAGTTTATAATTTAAGTTTAGAAGGTGGAGATTATTTTTATGCTAATGGAATAAAAACTCATAATACAAATCCTCATGTGATTATGGTGAAGGATAAACAAGTGCTTGCAAATAAGGGCAAAAAACAAATCTTTGGAAAAGAAGTTAAGCATCCTGGAAATAGGCCAAACCCATTTATTAGAACAGCAATTAGAACAAAATTGAAAGGAATCATAGAAAAGAACTTAAGAATTGCTGCAAGATAGTTTCAGAATCTTACAAATATGTTTAAATAAAACAATCACATTAATATTTCAAGCCAAGAGGCGAGTAAAAACCAAGAGGTTAAAATGACTGTAAATATTCCAAATATAAAACAAGAGTTAGTAGAATTTCTTAGAAACTCAGACATACTTTCAACAACTATAAGGGGAATTACAACTTATTCTGATACTGGAACCTTCTCAGGAGATAGCACTTATACGCTTTCTAATGGGCCAACACAGGCTAAAAACATAAGAAGTGTAGTAATTGGTGCTGTAACAAAGGCATTAGGCACAGACTACACGTGGGATAAAGATACTGGAGTGATCACATTCACAAGCGCAGAAACAGGAGCTTACACAATTGGCTACGATTCTGGTCATGACAAGATTTATCCAGACTTCCCAAGAGATGATTTAACAATAAGTTCTTATCCTAGAATTGCAGTTGATATTACAAGTCTTCCAACTGATGCTTTTGGAATTGGAGGAGAGGCATTTATTTCAGACATTAATATTAGTGTGATTGTTTATGCGGCTAATGTAGATGATATTGAAACTTATACTCAAGCAATTAAAGATGCAATGAGAGCAAATGCTAAATTATTCTTTTACTTAAATTTTGTAAAGCCAGTTGGAGTAGGGCCATTGATTGATAGCCCAGATAGAAGTGATGAAATAATGCACAGAAATCTAGACTTTCAAGGCATGTTGCAGGCAGAATAGGAGGAAAAATGACTAATAAAAAACTAAAAAAAATAATGACAGATCTTGCAGCAGGACATATTACTCAAGCTGAAGCAGATAAGATGCTAGACAAGAAAGTTCAACCTAAAAAGAATCAAAAGGAGGTGAAATAAAATCGCACAAACTTATACAAGCGGAGCAGGAACAGTAGCACTTTATGCTTTTGAAGATATGGATGGATGGGCAGTAGCGGCAGCAAGCCATACTGCAAGTGATCAAACTTATATGCCTTTTGGGCAAGGAGTTGAAGCAACCATTAATAGAAACAATAATGCTGAAAGAGTTTTTGGTGTTGGAGCAAGAAATGCAACAGCAACAGTAAATAAACAATATGGAGGATCCTTAGCAATTAATGGATCTCTTTCAAATGCCTATTGGTTATTAGGTGTATTAGGAGCAAATGCAGACAGTGGAACACCTGGAGCATATACTCATACCTATACTGAAACAGATATTTTACCAAGTTTTACAACAAAGTTAGGGTTTGAATTAGGAACTACAGATTTTGAGAGTGAAGTTATTGGATGTGTAGTTAATACATGCACAATTACAGCAGCAGTAAATGAAGCAGTAAAATTTAGTTTAGATTGTACTTTTAGATATGAAAATCTAGGAACAACAAAAACAGCTAATTTAGCAGATGTGGAACCAATATTTACTTTTGCACACGGAAGCATTGAAATGCCAGATGATACAACAATTGCAGCAGTACAAAATTTTGAGTTAACAATAGCTAATAATGCAGAACCTGTTTATGGAGTTGGAAGTAGATTTATGTCAGCAGTAGTTGCAAAGAATAGAGAATATAATTTTTCTATGACTGCAGCTTTTAATGATTATACAGATTTACTAACATACTTTATGAATGGAACAAACACGGCAACTGCA